AGGTGAGACCGTTGTCGACGTTGCCGGCATAGGCCCCCGCCACAACTGGAAGATCGTCGGACGCGCTCCCACTTGTGTAGTAGTGTAAATGCAAAATACCGTCGTTGATCTCCCACGTTTCGACACCCAACCTGTCATCAACGGCGTCGGCCGTCTCCTCTGCATACACTTCATTTCTGTTTTCGCTGCTGGATCCTGATCCGCCGCACCCAGCAAGTGCTGCCAGCGCGCCAGTAGAACATACAAGGTATGTACGACGGTTCATGCGTCTGACTTCTCACCGAGTTAAGTTAAACGTCCTGCCAGTCCTCGCCTTACAGGTCATCAGTGGCAGGTATTAGAATTTTTAAGAACCGGTTTCGTATAGCGGTATAGCGCCCCAAAAAGGCGCAAGTCGGCGGCGTGCCGGCGTTCTGCGAAATATGTTGGAACTATCCAATCTGCCGGCCACGAGCGCAGGCGTTCTCGTCTCGTTCGGCGCGCTGGCTCTCGGATACCCCGCCTGGGCTCTGGCGTATGTCATCCTGGCATACGGGGTCGATATCTACCTGAAGCGGTAGACTGCTCGGCGAAGAACACGCGCAGGGCAAAATTACAGCCCTACCAGGGGCCATTTTTTGCAACAGTACGCAGAAAGGCGAGTGATATGTTGGAACTACCCCAGCCCCATGCCGTCGGGGTTGCCCTACCAGAGGCAGACTGCAAACGGCACGACTTGGGGTTTCGGTGGTGTTGGCGGTGGTGGTGTCTGTGCCAACAGTTCATGTTGCGTGCTGATCGTAAATAAGAATGGCGGTTCTAAGGGTATTACTTCGCTTCTCGGACCATCGGCGAGGAGTAGTCGCCCACCTCCGCAATTTTTACGTGTCAGAACTCATTTGTTATTTTCTCGGCACGTTGGTTGAGTTGGACGATCCAAAAGGTTTGCTTCCACTCCGGCATCTCGAAGAACTCCTCGGGCCGGATCCCGTACGTCGCCGTTAGTTCTCCGAGTCGCTGTCCGAGAGGAGATTCTGCAATCCGTTCAGCTGTCTCTGCTTTTTCATCGGATCGCCCTCCGCCATAAAATCCCGGAACACCTCCCCGACGTTGTCGTCGTCACCGAAGATCGCGACCCAGACTCGCGGGTCGCGGAACGAATCATCGACTGCGTGTGCCGAGAGAATCTGCCGGTGAAGATCTGTCATCTCGAACGCTTCATCGATTACATCCCCGATGTCTGAATCGTCGCCAGCTTCGAGGAGTTCACGCTGGCGCTGCTCGAACCGCTCTATCAGGACGCCACCCTGCTTGAGGCGCTCTGCCAGTTCACGGTCCTCCAGGTCCGAGAGGTCGATGTCACTGGCCCCGACAGGGCGGTGGAACTCGATTTCTGTGCCGTGGCGCTCGACCGTGAACGTGTCGGTCACACGGGAGCGGAACAGTTCCTTCGCCTCCCCGTAAAGTTCGAGCTGCTCGCGCTTCCGTTCACGCTGGCGCTGCTCGAACGTCTCGACCTGTTCGCGAGCAGCATCGGCGTTGTCGAAGCGCTCGAAGTGAGAGTCCGACGAACCGGTGCCTTCAGGTGTTGCTCCCATGGTCTTAGGCCGTAGTAAACTCGGTCTTGTACGTCCCCATGCCGGTGAACTCCAGCGTCGCGCTCGCCGGGTCGCCTGCAGAGAAGGTTTCCTCGTTGAGGTCGGCGCGGACGCGCTGGGCCTCGCGCTGGAGGACCTCCTCGCCATCGGCGTCCTCGCGCTCCTTGAAGACGTAGAGGCGCAACGCCTCCCAGACTTCGTTGAAGATGCGGTCTTTGTTCGTCTCGTCGATGACGCTCGCCGTTTCGAGGTCGGCGTCGGCGTTGTGGTCGAGCGGGATCTCGATCGTGTAGTCGACGTGGCCCTTCCCCGACTGTGCGTGGCGGTCGGCGTTGGGCTCGCTCTGCCAGCTGTTGACCTCGTTTTCGGTGACGGTGATGTCGCCAGCGACGCGGGTCAGAAACACCTCCGTCTCCTCAGCGGTACCGAGGTCTGTGACGAGTGCGACATCAGTCCAGTTTCCAGAAAGCGTTTCGTTCGGGTCGTAGCCGCTTGGTGCGGAACTCATGATTCTGTGTTAGTGTGTTGTCGTATCGGATTAGTTGACTGACTATGCTCGGGGGCCGTCGTTACCGACGACTGTCCGCGTAACGCTCCAGCGCGCGGGCAGTGACCACTGCGCCCCGTCGTCGGACTGCAGCATCTCTGCGCCGCCGACCAGGCCGTTCGGCCGGAGGTACGGCACGGAAAACGCGATGTTGGCGCGTTCGCCAACCAGCGACAGGATATCGTCCATGAACGACTCCGAGAGCCCGTAGTCAGGATCGGTATCGATGGCTTGTCGCCAGCCGAGTCGCGCCGTCACGGTCGCCTGGACGATGAAGTCGGCACTCGTCGACGACGACGTAGACTCGCCGCCTCGGCCGCGCATCAACCCGACTGAGACGCCGACTGGGTAGTCGGTATCCTGGATCGTCTGCTGACTGTAGACCTGCTTGACTGGGTCGTCTGGCCCGTCGACGTCGGCGAGGTCCGACGTATCGAGCGCGTACAGTAGCGGTTGGTGGGTGCGCAGATCTTCGAGGATGGCGTCTCGGAGTTGGCCGCTGCCGAGGTCCCGAGTCATGAGACGCCCCTCACGGCGTTGTTCCAGGCTTTCTCGGCTTCATCCTCGAAGACGTCCTTGTTCTGTTCGAGCGCGGGGCCGACGTGTGGTGTCCCGATATCCATGAACTCCTGGTAAGGAGCGTGTTCGACCTCGCTAAAGACGCGCGCCTCGATGATTGCGCCGAGGATCTCCTCTACCTCGGTCTCGTATGAGTCACGGAGTTCACCGGTATCGACCGGCGCGAGTTCTTCGACGTCGTCGTGGACCTGGTCGATCACACGCTGGGCCGCCGTCTCGATCTCGTCGACCAGGACGTCCTCGAACTCCTGCAGGGCGTCCTGCATATCAGCTGGGGCATTGCCTTGCTCCCACTCAAATTCGATGTTCATCTTAGCTGCCCTCCGGGTCGGTTCGTTCTACCTCGATCACGACGTGGCTCGGTCGCTGCGGGCCCTCGAAGTGGACGTCGACATCGGCGAGGGCAAACGTGCCGGAGATACCAGCGAGGGTGAGTCGCCAGTCGTCGCCATCATCGATATCGAGTTGGTACTCGTAGTCGGCTGGTTCGTCGGCGCCGGAGATGTCGCCCATCTCACCGACCGAGCGCGGAGGGATGATGACACGAGGGGATTCGTAGACGCGGCCACCCTGGTCCTCGCGGACGTAGCCCTGCCCCGCAGGTTCGTACCGACACGGTTCGGCGTCAACGACCGTGACCCAGTCCTCGACGGAGACGGTGCCCCCTGCGCCGTCGTCGATGGTCTCGCCAGTCTCGCGGTACTCCTCGATCGTCGCCTTGTGGGTCAGGGTACCGCGCATGACTCAGAACCTCGCTTCGCCGTCTCTGTTCTCGATGTACTCCTCGACGACGTCGCCGAACGTGTCGAGCGCGACCTCGCGGAGGTCGTCGGGGTCGTCGTCCTCCCGGCCGGTAACGACGACGCCCACGTCGCCCGCCATGATATCGATCTGCGGGCGATCGGGTGCGTTAGCCATCGTCGCTTCCCTCGTCGAGCGCGTAGGCGTCGATGATGTCCTCCAGTTCGCTGTTCCCGTCGACCGCTTCGGCGTCGCCAGCGGCCGCGAGCTGCTGGAGCGTCTGGTAGTGCATCCCCCGAAGTGTCTCTCGTGGGATGCGGCCCTCCTCGTCGAGCCGCGTCAGATAACTCGACAGCCGGCGCGGGATCCACTCCTCGGGGTCGATGAGGAGATCGCCGACGTCGTGACGGTCGCCTCCCCCGACGCGAAGCGGGCGGTCGACGCGGTAGACTGCAGTGGCGTCGTCACTCATCGTCGAAGTACCCCTCCCCAACCTGTTTGGCGACGAGAGAGAACATCATGCCCTCTTGGACATCCTCGTCGTAGATGTCTGGGCCGTCGGTCATCGACGACCACCCGACGTATCTGGGACGGTGAGCGACGCGGTCGGCTTCGCCATGTTCGCGAGCGTCCCCGACTTGTCGTAGCTGATCGCCTTTTGGCCGAGTGTCGTCGACCGGAGCGCTTCGCCGAACTCGCCGGCGTAGGTCTTCGACTCTCGGTCAGTACTTTCTCGCGACGTCTGTCGGAGATCGTCGATCCCCGACGAGAGGATGTTGTGCCCGGCGAGGTACCGCTCGATCAGTGTGAGCCGGTTGTCGGACTGCCCGGTGTCGGCCAGGTCCTCGCCGACGAGCAGACTCGCCGGTTCGATACCGACGGTGTTGATCTGCCCGTCGGTGAGGTTCGCCGTCGGGAAGTCCGTGCGTTCCAGCTCGGCGCGGACATCGTCAGGGTCTGTGCGAGCCATGGGGTTACTCCAACCGGATGCGCTGCTTGACGATCTTCGTCTCGGCGTTGAAGTCCCCGGAGACCTCGATTCGGAACTCGCCAGCCTCCTCGCCGCTGGAGTCCCAGACGTACTCGAACTCGCCCGTCCCGTTCTGGTCCATCAGCGCGTCGCTGACGATCTCGGTCTCACTACCGCTGTCGCGCTCCGGGACGTCGACGATCGTGACGGTGGGGTCGACCGTGGTGTCATCGGGGTCGACAGCGTTGCCGGCGTCGTCCTCGTAGGTCACGGTGACCGGGACGTCTTCGCCGACGTACGCAGATGCGAGTGGCATCGTTCAGGCCCCTGGGTCGCCGATGTCGAGATCGGCGACGATGTGCGCGGTGGTGGTTCGCGAGACGTCCCCGTCGACGGGGTGGCTCGCGGTCAGTTCGGCGGTCGTACGCGCGGTTGTCCCGCGCCGGAGTCGTGCTTGTGGCATGATCAGTGTGGGTTCGCTCGGACTTCAGCAGAGTACGTTACCCCGTTGCTGCTCTCGAACTCGACATCGCTCACCTGTGGGATGTCGACGGTGTACGACCCAGTCTCAGAGAGTGTCCGCTCGTCAACAGTGTACGTCCCTGCAGCACCGACGACCCGGATGGTCGCCGTATCGTCGGCGCTCCCTTCCAGGTCCTCAAGCGCGACCAAGACGACCGGGTCCGACAGACCCGAGACATCCTCCGAGACGGAGCTGCCAGCATCCAGTGATGCGCTGTCGGCGAGTACCTCGGACGCGTTCCATCTATCCACGGGTTAGTCCTCCAGTTCGTTGAGTCGGGCGTCGATCGCCTCTTTCGCGCCGGCGCGGTCCTTCTGCTCGGCTTCGAGGTTTCGGAGTGCGACCAGCGTCGCCGTGTCGTCGATCTCCGCGACACGCTCGGCGAGCTCGTCGTTGGTGTGTGCCTCGGGGTTGAACGGCAGCGTGCCGGTTTCGCCGCCGGCGGCCTCAGCGTCGTTCTCGTCCTCCTGACTGCCCTCGTTCTCCTCGACGCGCTCCAGCGTTCGCGGGTGTCGCTCGGCAGCCCGCTCATGGACTTCGAGCTCGTCGCCACGGACGTACTGTTCGCCGTCGTAGCGGAACTCGCCGCCAGCGACGCGAACGGTGACTGTGTCTTCGGTCATGCGAACCAGTAGTACCCCTCGCTTTCGGGTGTCTCGCCCGTAACACTGGTTGCGTGGCTCAGTTCACCATCAGCAGCGTAGGCGACGTTGATGGTGTCTTCGCCCCACACTTCCGTCACCACTGCATCGTACTCAGTGCCGTCCGTATCGACGAACGTGACTTTGTCCCCCCTGTCGACCGGGGGTTCGTGAGCCTCTTGGGCACTCTCAGCGGCATGATGCATCGAGTCCCGCTTCTGCGAGTCTGCCATGTCGAAGAGCATCCGCCCCTCGTCGTCGAATTCCACCCACTCATCCGGGTGGTTTTCAATGATGGCGTCCTGCTCTTCATTGTAAAAGAGTGTCATGATGATACTCAGGCGTCGATGCCGGTCATCCGGACGATGCCGTTGATTCCGTCGGGCTGCTGGCGGACGAACGGCGTCCGGCTGGAGATGAGCCGCGCGTTCAGTGCCGCCCCGCCGTCGGACTCCCAGGTCGTGTTGGTGACACCCTGCGCCGTCACGATCTGGAAGTACCGCGGGTCGTTCAGCATGAGAATGAGGCTGTCCGAGTCCAGCCGCGGTGCGGGGACGACATCCAGATAGTCGTACTTCCGCGAGATACGCTCGGAGATCGGCTCATCGGTCGCCGACGTCTCGTAATCCTCGCGGTCGTACTCACCCCACATCGCCCGCGGCACGAGTACGCGCCCGCCGATGTCGGAAACCAGCGGGACGTCGTCCTCGTCGACGACGTCGGTCTGATCCTCGACAGCGTCGTGGAGGGACTTGAAGTCCTCCAGAATGTTGTTCGGGTCGGCGAGCCAGACGCCGGAGTTCGACGCCTGGATGATCTGCGGGATGTCCTGGTCGAGGCCAGCGACGCTGACGAGACCGCGCTCGGTCTGGACGTCACCGCCCCAGCCGTTCCAGAGCATGTTCGCCTCGCTCCGGTTCAGCGCTCGCCGGGCCTCCGTGCCGACGCTGTCGTCGAAGTCCTCGCCGAACGCCTGAGCGTTCTGGTACTCCCGGGCGTCGATCTGGTACTCGACCTGATGCAGCGGGAGCGGGACGCCGTCGAGGCCGAAGCCCGGCATCTCCTGCTCGCCCTGGGTCCGCATATTCATCCCGGTCTCGGCTTCGAGCCGAGTATTGCTCATCGGGTTGAAGTAGGCATACCGCGAGAGAGAGGAGGGGACGCCGAAGCCAGCGGCGATGAGCTGGTCGACGATGGTCGACTCGACGAACTGGTCGTCTAGGACCATGTCGGAGATCTGCTCCCACGAGTCGACGACGAGTGTCGAGTCTGCCGTCAGCTCCTGGAGCTTGTCCGCCGTGTCGCCGGTCGACTTGACGCCGGTCGCCTCGTCGAGCTGGTCCCACGTGTCGGGGTCGAACGGCGAGTCAGCGCGCAGCTGTGCGAGCGCCTGTTCGCGGACGTCGGGGATGGGGTTGTAGAGTGCCGCCTGTGCGGTCAGGGGGATTCGGTTCTCGAACTCTTTAGGCCCCGCAGTTTCGGGGGCCGAAACCTGGCTCGTGCTCATGTTCAGTAGAACTCCACGATGAGGAGGTCGTCTTCGTTGGTGCGGTCGATTAGTTCGACGCCACGGCCGACCGGCGTCTCGATAGCCGATCCGTCGCCCTGCTGGTCACGGACCTTGCCGTCCGCGTCATAGCTGACCTCGGTGTCGGTCGGGTCAGCAGTTGCGTCCGGCGAGACGCGGAGTCGGGCGCGGTCGAACCGGTGGAAGCCGATGGCCTCGGCGTTGTCGCCGGCGTTGTAGCTCTCGTCGAGGACCGACGTCCCAGTGTCGTCGACGGTCATCCCGCCGCGGGGCGGGTTCCGCTGTTCGCGAACGACGCGCTTGGTGTCTTCCTCGGCGTTGGCCGACCGGACGTGCCAGTTGCCATCGGCGTCCTTGTAGGCGACGCCGCCCACGCCGGGGTCGAGTGCCGCGTCGGCCTCGCCTTCGAGGTAGCTGTTCTCGTTGTGAGTCTGTGCGATGACGGACTGCTCGCTTGCGATCATGGATTAGTCCTCCTTGACGCCGGTACCGTACTCGTCGACGGCGTCGTTGTCTCCCGCGCTGGCGGTCAGCGATGCCACCTGCCCGGCGTTGCCTGGCAGGCCCGCCGCGATCTCGCCCCGAACGCGCTTGTGCTCGCGCTCGACCATCTTGTCGGCCGAGGCCATCAGCGTCTCCCGGTCGTCCTCTCCGTAGTCATCGCTCTTCGCGATGATCTCGTCGACCTTCTCGCTCTTGTCGGCCTGGGCGGTGGCCTGCTCAACGAGTTGGTCGGCGTTGTCCTCGGTGACGAAGCCCTGCTCGCGCAGCGCGTCGCCGAGTTCATCGACCGTCATGTCGCCAAGCGTCTTGTCGCCCCCGCCAGCGTCGCCGCCGTCGGGGTCGTCCTGTGCGTCGTTGTCGGTGCCGTCGTTGGTGCCATCTGGCATGTCTGTCTGAGTTGTGGAGTCCGCTCCGGATTCCGCCGGTTCGTTTCCGTCCGATGCTGCCGCGGTCGCTTCAGCGTCGTCGCTGTCCATCACGCCGTCCGGCGCGACGCCGACGAACGCCGAGTCGAGGTAGTGCCCACCGTCGCTGGTGGGAACCGGGTCGGAAACCTCACCGTCCGCGTGATATCGCAGCAGCGCGAACAGCGTCTGGTCCTCGTCGAGTGGCTCGTCGAGCGTGATCGTCGCACCGGCCTCGTAGTCGCTGGCGTCGTACGGATCGCTCGCACCGAGTTCGGGTCCGAGGCCCTCGCCGACGTCAGGGTACTCCTCGCCGGGGGCGTGCAGCGTCACCAGCCACGGTGCATCCTCAAACCCTGCATCGTCGAGGGTGACGACCTCGCCGTCGGTCGTCTGGTCCGGCAATCGAACGCCACCGCGGAAGTCGCTGGAGTCGATGAGGCCGACGCGCTCGGCCAGTCGCTTGACCAGCGAGCGGGTGTCTCCGTCGTCGTACTCGTCGGCCGCAGTCAGCTCCTCGCCGATGTCGGCCGAGCGGGTGTAGGAGGCAAGCGCCTGGTTCGGGCCCCACTCGACGGTGTTGCTCGGGCTGTCGCCCTTCGAGACGACCGAGAGGTCGCGGAACTCGACGTTTTCGGCGACATACGCGCCCGTCTCGGGATCCTTCTCACCAAGTGCGAACGTGGGATGGACCGAGACCTCGTAGCTACCGGCCTGGACGCCCTGCGCGATCTCCTCGTCGTGGGTCGCGGCATCGTAGCCGACACCCTCGACGCTGTCGAGCCACCCGGCCTGCTTGACCTTGCCGACGGTCTCGTCGGTCGGCGGCGGGTACTGCGGTCGACCGTCATCGTCGGTCGGATGGTCGACCGTGAGCGGTTCGTCTGTCTGGGTCTCGGCGGCAGCGCGCAGTTCCTCCTCCGTGAACAGGACGGGCGTCCCGTCCTCCATGTGAAGGATATCGCCCGCAGCGACGGCGATGCCGGAAAACCGCCACGGTGGGCCGTCGTCCTCGTCGCCATCGCTAGCGAGCAGTTGCGCTGTCCGCGCCGAGACGCGGAGGTCGTGTGTCTCTGTCATGGTATCGAACGGCCCAGGTCCTCGCCCCTCACCGCTCTCGCGGTGGGTGTATCGTGCGGGGGTCATCGGCCTGGGACTCGGTTAGAATAACTCCTGGACGTCGGTCACTACCCACTGACACCGACAGTTGTTGTGGGTGTCATCAGGGATGGTGAGTTGCTGAGCCTCCTCCAGCGTGTACGTACCGGCGAGACTCTGGCACTGCGAGCAGACCTTGTCGTCGCCCGCAGTACGGTACTCTGCTTCGACGTCCAGTTCGACATCGGCGTCGACGCGGTCGTAGGCCGTGAGCTTCGTCGTGTTGTACTGGTTGACGACGCGCCCGCTGGCAGTCGCCGTCGTCTGGCTCTTGTAGACCTGCGCCCGCTCGGAGATGTCCGAGATGAGCGTCGACTTGGCGACCTCGCCGCCGACGGCCGCCGTAACTAGGCTCCGGGCATCAGTCCGGTAGTCGTCCATCCAGGACGCGACACGCTGGCGGGCGTCCTCGTGCTGCAGGTCGATGGACTCTTGGACGATGTCCTGCTGGAGAACGTCGTCAGCCGGGTCGACATCGACGCCGAACTCTCGGAGTTCGCCGTTCGCGGTGCGGATGCCCTGCTTGCTGACGCGCTCGAACCAGTCTCGCACCTTCCGACTGTCGTGGGGGTCGAGGACGTCCGCTTGGATAGCGCGCTGCATCCAGTCATCGAATCGGCGAGCCGTCTCCGCAGACGAAAGACCGTCCCAGCGCCCACCGACGCCGTCGCCGATACCGAGTGCGTCCTCGTCGCCGAGGAGCTCCCGGACATCGGCGTTGAGGTGACCGATACGACCGCGGAGGTACCGGGCGTAGGCACGCTGGACGCTGACCGTGTTCGTCGGGTCCGTTCGGCCCGCCTCGTCGAGGGCGTAGTCGGCCGCCGTGAGGTGGGCGCGGGCGTGGTCACAGGCGCTACTCATGGTGTTCCTCCGCGTGTTCGAGAACTCGCTCGCGTGCTTTGTCGTACCCGGATGCATCAAACATGTCGACCGGCTGTTCACACACTTCGCAGTAGAAGTAGCCGGCGTCGACCGCTTCCGCCAGTTTCGCACCGACACTACTCATCGTCCACCGCCTCGCCGCCGTCCGGGACAGCGGCCTGGTCGCCGCCGTCGTAGTCGGCCGTCATCTCTTCGACGGACCGCGCGTCGCCGGCGGTCGCGTCGGTCGCTTCGAGCGCCTCGACGTCGTCCGGGACTTCGTCGAACTCCGACGGGAGGACGCCGTCCTCGATGTACTCGGCCTGCTGTTCGCGGGTCAGCATTGCCTCAGGCATCCCACCTGTCCACTCGTTGAGCGCCTGGGCCCGCGTGTGCTGGATCTCTGCCTCGTCCTTGGCGCTCATCTCGTGGAGCGATTCCCACTCGACGCTGTAGGCAGATGGCCCGTCCTGCGGCGGCGAGATGATGTTGTACTCGACGAGGCGGTCGATGAGTGCGCGGACGATTGTCGGCGCGACGAACTCTTCGCGACGCTCCTGGACCTTGCCGTACCACTCCTTGAGATCCTGCGTGGTTGCCCGTTCCCCAGTTTCGTTGCCCTTCAGGACACTCTGGGGGATGCCCGTTTGTGCCGAGATGGCCTCG